GTCTGCGGTTCAGATGTCGGACAAGCTAATTCTGCTTCCTTGTTCGGCAGATATGGATTTTCTACAAAGCACAGAAGATAGCTCGACTTTGCCAGTGATTTCGGCTCATTCCAATCCCACTATGATTGGCATACCAAAGCCAAATCCCACAGGCATAGACTTTACCACGCTATTTGACACAAGCGTTTTGTTGCCGATGCGCCGTTTTAAGCTTAACAGCTTTATTTTCCCAATGTTTGACGACAAAGTATATTGGGTGCAAAAGGTTGACTACGACTTGCATTTAAGAGGACAGCCGTTCTACAATCACGTTGTGGCACGCAGAAAAGTAGAAAGGGCAAACTAATGGCTAAAAATTCTCTAAACGATTATACTCTCCAAAACGCCAACACAATGTATGGGGCTTCGATTGGTGATACTGTCGATTTCAAGATTGCACTAAATGCGATACTTTCTCAGCACAGGACACCCGCCATAGTCCAATCGTACAACGCAGAAACGAACGAGGTTGTTGTTAAGATTGCATTGAAACATACATTGCCAGAGAGAAACGATGACGGCACTTACAAGAGAATTGATTACGCAAATGTAAAAACGACAGTAAGACAGCCATTTGCAAACGGCGTTGGTATCTTGTTTTTCCCAAAAAAGGGCGACACAGGGTGGCTTGAAGCTTCCGACAACGACACATCCGAATGGAAGAAGCAAGACGATTTAACACAGACAGCGAATAGCAATTTTAGCGAAAGCAAATATCCTTATGGGTGCTTTGTTCCCGACATTGTCAACAATACGCCAAATGTTAAGCGTTTTACAATTATTCAAGGCGAAGAAAATAGCCTTTGCATACAATCAACGGACGGCGGAAGCGCAATATGTATAAATGCGAATGGAAAAATACATATTATTGCTAAAAATGGCTTGACTTTCGATACAAATATACAAGTTAATGGTAATGTGGTTGTAAGCGGGGACGTCATAGCCGACGGCATTAGTCTTGTAAACCATTTGCATAGCGGAGTACAAGCTGGAAAGTCTAACACAAACAAGCCAGTAAAATAAAATGGACACAATAGCAACAGTCAACGAAGAGATAACAGCGGACGGCATAACAACCATAAATGACGTATGCTTAGACGCAAATAGAAATTTGTGTATGACGAGCGGATTGGACGCCACAATGAACGTATTAAAAAACGTTGTAAGAGTAAATACTGGCGAGTTGCAATATAATGTTAATAAGGGAGTTCCGTATTTTCAGACAATATTTTCCGACAAAAGCCTACTATATTTGTGGGCTTCATATTTGAGTATTGCGATAGAAAACACGCAGAATGTAATATCAATCAATAATATTGACTTTGAGTACGACGAAGCTGAAAGCAAGATTTCTTATACGGCGGAGATTTTAACAACAGACGGAGTAGGAGTTTTAAATGAGCGATTTGTATGATTTCATAAAAGACACAGGCGTGATTGTTGCCGATACAAGTACCATTTCTGACGAAGTAAAGAATGAATGGAAAGCTATTTTTGGAAACAATTTGTCAATGGAAGAGGGAACTCCACAAGGGCGCATTATGGAGCTTCTTACCAAAGAGCGTAAAACTCTTAGGGGTACGATTGCGCTTATTGCCAACCAAATAAATCCAGACGTTTCGAGCGGAGTATTTCTTGATGCAATAGGATTGCTTTTTGGCGTTGAACGCAGGGCTGCAACACATACTCTTGTGCAAAATGTAAATATGTATGGCTTGCCTCCCACAACGGCGACAGGTACAATCACATTTGAAAACAACAATCTTACAGCGGGAGACACTGTTTCGATTGGCGACGATACATATACTTTTGGTTCTGGCGCGGGCAATGTGGCGATTGGCGGTTCTGCGACGGCTACGGCAAGCAATCTTGCAAGCGCAATCAATGCAAACGCAAATTCGACAGTTTCAGCAGTGGCAAATAACGGAGTAATTACCCTTACAGCCAACGATGTTCAGACTTATGGGAATACAGACGCTCTTGATGCAGAAACGCAAACCTCAAACGTTATATCGCTTTCTGGGGATATGCTTGACGGCGGTACTGTTATAATCCCCGATGGCACATTGGCAGCCGACACAAGCGACAATCAATATTATTTGTCGGGCGAAGTAAGACTTGAAGCCGACAGTCTGGGAAGAGGCGTTGGACTTGGGAATTTTATTGCCGTTAAGAGCGGAGCTATCTCTTGTCCGCCAAATACTCTCACAAATTGCACGATACAGCAAATTGATGGTTGGGAAAGCGTAAACAATACTTCTGCGGGTATTATGGGCTATGAAGAAGAAAGCGACGCTTCTTATAGGATTTCAATTAACCGCAAGAGAAGCAAATATGCTTCATCTTATTTAAGCTCACTTTATAGCGCGTTGTACGAATTGGAGGGCACGCAGAGTGTTTATATTTACGAAAATCCAACTGGCTATACAAAGACAAACGAGCAAGACCCGCTTATTCCGATTGGTGAATCTATTTCTGGACACAGTATTTTCATAGTAGTTGCTGGCGATACCAATAACAATGAATATATAAACCAAGTCGCAAAGGCTATTGTAGAAAAGCGTTCTGCTGGTTGCGGTATGGAGGCTTCTTTGGTTTATCGAAGCAACGTAAGGCAAATTAACGTGCAGAATGGCTTGGGCGTTTACACAATGATATTCAATGTTGCAGGGCCTGTTCCCATTTCAACAAATATCACTGTTAAGAATATATCTTTTACTGGCGACAATTTAGCGAAAGCGGTTCAGCAAGTTATTAGTGATTGGTTTGCGGGAAATATTGAAACGACAAACAAAAACGAAGTGGGATATGACATTTCCTCTTTTGACATTGCGAGCATTGTTTCTCAGCAATTAGGTGTTTATGTTCAGTCTTGCGAGATAAAGAAGACCAACAGCAGAGATGCTTATTCAACGGCGGAAATCCCGATAGGCATTAACGAGATAGCAACCTTTGGAGAAGCAAACGTAGGCATATTGTAAGGGGCGTTATGAAGATAGGAACGATAGATTACAGTTTAGAGGCGGGCGATTGCTTTTTGTGGCAATATGCCAACGCGCATAGGCTTAATCAAATTTTGACCAATGAGATAACGTTCTACAACAATAACGTTTCGAGTTTTGTTAAAGATTGGGAGCGAGACGTATTTAATCTTGGAACGGCAAATGCTTTTGGGTTGAACGTTTGGGGCAAGATATTAGGTGCTCCACGTCCGTTAATATCTCCGCAGAATTACATAATCGACAGCGAAAGCACATTAAGGCTATTTAATCCAAACACTAATACTTGGCACTCAATTTGGCTTTCTGGGGAAACTCCGAAGCTTAATATTGAGACTAATCCTCCGAGCAAAGTTATTTACTCAAAAGTATTGCTATCGGACGAGCAATATAGGCGATGCTTGTTTGCCAAGTTGTTTTTGTTGCACTCGAATGGCAGTGTAAACGACATCAACATATTTTTGAGCAAACTATTTCCCAATCAAAACGTTTACGTTAAGGATAACTACGATATGACTATAAATATTGTTTTTGAGTCTGTGCCTACCGACACCGACCTAACAATTATTACTTATGACGTATTTAGTCCGAGACCTATGGGCGTTTTAATAAATTACGGCGTAAACGTTATTAACAACAATACTTTTGGTTTTGAAGAAAATAAAATTGGCACTTGGGGCGACAATGACAACTCTTTAAATCCAGAACAAATAGAACTTGGCTTAGGAACGTTTTACAATTTATAAAGAAAGGCAAATATGGCTTCAATATCCCAAATAGTAAAGAAATATGTTTTAGCTCCGTTTGGAAACTTAAATAGCTCATCGGTTAATAATATACCACTGAACACTTCTAATAGACAAAATGGCGCGACGTGGAATTATGGCTTTCCGCAAATAACAATGACGCCAGTGGGTTCGGGAGGTAAACCTCCGAGCGGAATGGATTTCAATGGCATTTTTAATGTATTAAGTAATGTTTTGTATAATTCACAGTTGGGGATAAATGCAAACGAATTTAATCCCGACAATAGCTATCCTATGGGGGCGATTGTTGTTTATCCGCCTGACGGCTCGACGCAGAAAAGTTTTTATATTTCTTTGCAAGACAACAACGAAACAACGCCCACACAGAGCAACACTTGGCGAGACTTGTTAGCATATCCTAATTGCGCTAAATTCCCCGATTGGAGCAAAATAACAACTTGGCTTGAGGTTGCAACGTGGAATACGACAAATGTTTTGACGATTGCTGAGGATTGTTGGGTCGATATTCATTCCGACAGAAACGGAAAGTGGACAATCAATATTCAGACGCCAGACGGCACTTACGCTTATGACCAAAATTTTGGCGTAGACGACTTCTCGTACTTCTTTTTCCCGATGAAAGCGGGAACAATCTTGTATCCAACCTTTAATGTTGGATACACGACTATAAGATTGATTGGAATGTAATTTATGGCTAATGTAAATTTCAGGATTACTACGAATTACGTTTTCCAAGTGATAAACGTATACGACAACAATTACTACACTGTGTGGATAAGCGGAGTAGATAATCCTGTTTTGAATATTGCCTCTACGCCAGATACAACTTCTACTGCGCTTGATTGGGATTATGTTGTTAATTCTTTGCCTGTTCCACCTGCATCTGCGGCTGACACAACAAACTACCAAATTAGTAACGAGCAACAGTTTTACATTATCAATGTAGATACTGGCAAATGGCATTTAATTTCTATCGACGGAACAGAAAGCAATCCTGCACTTTTAATATCATCAGAGGGAAAAGAATTATGAAGAAAGAAATGATAAAAGGTTTAATCTCAATTTCGGCTTTGCTTGGCTTCGGCTTTACGCCTCCGAGCGGAAACACGACCGTTATGGTAAATCAGTCGGACGTTTTGGTTGCGCCCACTGCGACAGAGCTAATCAATGCTAATCCTGAACTTTCCGACTATTTTCAAATTAACGGATGGCAGGTAAACATTGACACAACACCAAGCATAAATCCTTTTGACGCAACAGAAATGCAAGAAAATTATGTATACGTCCAAAAAAATTCCGACCCAAATATGGGGGCTACTATAAGTACAGGATGGACTGACGTAACATCGCAAACGACAAGAGGCGTATGGAATGTATCATTTGGAAGTTACGGTGTTTATTATATCAATAATTATGATTTGTCAAATGACACCCAAGCGCAAGAACTCGGTATAACATCCGCAGTTGCATTATCGAGTAGATATGTTACTGGAGTTGGTGTTGCACTACAATTTTATAATTCTAACATAAATTTGCAAAGTTTTACAGGCAAGCAGGTAAGGTTAAAATATTCTTTTTATGTAAAAAAAACAACTAATTTACCAGTTGTAGTTTTGCTTGGCATTACGCCCGCATCTTTAACTATAGCTAACTTAAAAGAAATTAAATCTTATGCTTCAAGTGTGCTTGTACAAAATTCTTGGGTTCGAGTAGAAGAAGATTTTTTGTTCACTGTTCCTAATCGTATAGATGGATCCCCGATACGAATATGCTTTACGTCTGCTTATTACGATGGAAAAAAATGGAACCCAGTTGAAGGCGGAGGTGTTGCATTGGCTAATTTTAATTTTGAAGTTTATGTTCCCAGCGAAATTGAAGTTCCTAAAAAAACAAATTGGACTGATGCGGAGTTTAAAGTTTTGGATGCAAGCGGCAACCTGATTTATTGGGTGTCTACTCAATGGGGAGCGCAGATGGGCGGAGAGTATGAAAGCAATCCCGCAACAGACTTGAACGCAAAGATATTCTACACGTCTCCTGAAAACGAA